AGCCCCCTATTAAGTTTCACGGCAGGTAATTTTAACAATACCTTCCGCATCAATGGTTACAGCGCCAGCGCTGAATACTTCGTTGACTAACCAGCTAGTCTTCTCAGGAATATAGTTGATCTCGGAGCGCATACCGATACCTTCAGCGTAGCCGATTGCATCTTTGTGGAATGCGAAACAAGTACGATCCAAAGAAGCATCGATAGCTAAACCACCTTCAGAGCGATCACCCAATACGTGGAAAGTGAAACCCAAGTAAGTGTTGATCTCGCCTTGTACAAGAGCCTTGATGCTATTGAAGTCAGAAGAGGTTACAGCTGTCTCAGACAACAGGTTAGATAAACCGTTTGCGTGAATCAGAATGTTACGACCTTCAGCAGGTACGTTATTCTTATCCATTAAACGCTTTGCCTCACGCAGTTTAGCTAAGTTCATATTGGTAGTAGAACCACCAATGCTGTTAGCAACTGTCAATGAAGTACCAGAAGAACCTAATGCGTCCAGAATTAACTGGTCTTGTCTACGACCCATTGCAGAAGCTACAACTTGTACGAGTTCTTGACGCTCGTCAAAGTTTACTTTTTGCTGGGAGAAAATGTCTGAATACTCAGCTGCATTCCAGTCTTGCAGTGTGCAAGTTACTGAGCTGAAGCCTACGTTCATTGGGGTTACATCAGTTTGCGTAATGCGAGCTGTAGCTACACCACGACCAACTTTAGGAAATTTTACTGTTGAGCCTTCGACACCTCTACGCTGACGCACAGCACCAACTAGCATTGCTTTCGCTTGATATGCTTGTTTAACTTCTGCGTCAAACAGGGTAACGAAAGCGTTTGATAATGATACGCTCATGTTATACTCCTTAATAGTTTGATAAGATAGTTTGTCGCTGCTGATATGCCTATCGCTAGGGTCTGCTGCTTGCTTTTTACGTTAGCCTAAACGTCTACGTCCGTAGCGGTAAGGGTCAGACAATATGAGCCTGATATGCCTTGATAGCGTTTTACACCATTTTTAGAAAAACGCAAAACGAAAAAAAGCCCAGCACTTGGCTGGGCAACTCCGTGAAGGAGGGGAGACTTTAACCGAATGTCTGAGCAAACATCTTTTCCACCTTTTGGCGGTAAGCTACGTCAGTTTTATACTTCGGATCATTAACCATTTGGTACAGCTCTTCTTTACTTGGTGCGCCATCTATTGGCACTGAGTTTGTAGGAATTTTAGTTCCTTCATAAGTCTCACGCAACTTAGCCAAAGCTTTAATGCCTTTAGCTGTCCCGCCCATAATCTTAAACTCCTCGAAATCGTCAGCGCCCCATATGCCTTTATTGACCAATCCTCTGCCCCAGTCAGTCATTGACTTGATCATAGCATTAGCATTTGGGCCAAGTGCTTTAATCTCAGCCTCACGATTAAATGTAGCTTGCTGCTGTTGAGCGCCACCCATCTCAACTACCTGCCCTACCAATCTATCCAAAGCTAGTTGGCTGATGCCGAACTCCTGCGCCCAGCCCATCACCGTATTTCTTACAGGATCATCCTCTGGTATTGAGCCGAATGCGCTAGTGTCGTATTTACCATCAGCTGGTGGTTTATGTTTACCTTGAGAGATCTGCTTGCGTAGATCGCCCCAGCTTTTAGCTATTGCCTCCAAGTCTGGTTCGGACTCGTCTTTTTTCCAGAAGTTTTCAGGCCACCAGTCTGGACGCTCTAACGGACTATCATCATCCTCTGGTGTGGCTGCTCTATGTTCTACTGCTGTGGCTACTGGATTAGCTTGGCTTTGAGTATCTTCAGTTGCGGTTGCACCATCCAATAAGCCAGCATCACTGCTGGGTTGGTTGTTGTCTTCCATTGTTTTCCTTTGGTTTCAGAGAGCGTTTTATTCTCGCCTCTATATCACGCACCACACTATTTTGTCCTTCCCGATAATAAGCATAGGAAGAGTCGCAGTCTGGTGTGGCTACAGGCTGCTCCAACAAGGTAGAACGTAGCCACCTCATTAACTTTTGTCCGTCCTCGGTGGTCATCACCTTGGCACACAACATATCCAGATCATCAGACATTTGTGTCGCAACACGAATGTCAGTAGGTAGTTCATCAAAATCATCCCATCCAGCCATATTTCTCCCTAGTCAGCAAACGGTGACTTACCTTCTTTTATACGCTTAGACGCATGGTCTACAGCTTTTTCTATAATTCCTTTTGGCATCTTATCCATGAATGCTTTGTCTTCTGGATCATTATTCTTTAGCCAGTTAATTTCTTTCTTAGTCAGAGTTGGCACGATCAATGGAATGTCTACTTCCTTACCATTAATGCCGACACCTATACTAATCTCAGTCATCACATTACCATCAGGACGTTTGATCTCACCAAGGTATCCGCTACCTTTTTTAGATCCGTCTGGTCTATCTCCGTAATCCATTAAGCCATACCTCCACCTTGAACAGCTTTACCTACTGCTTGAGCAGCAGCCTCTGGATTAGCAGCTGCAAATTGCTGTGCCATTTGTGCTGCCTTCTGCATCTCCATTGCACGTTCTTCTGGTGAGTAGCGCAAGCTTGCAGGTACACCAAGCTTCTCAGCAATCATGTCCATTGCCTCGCCTTTCTTCAAAGCGAACTGCGCCTCTTGTCCAAAGCTTGCAGTGATCTGTGCGTACTGCATAATGTTCTGTATCTCTTCCATGTTCTGCGACATAGCTAGTGGTGAAGTAGGCATCACACGAACTTCTAAACCATTTACTCGCAATGGCATATCGATCAATCCACGATCATCCATTACCTGTAGAATTTTTTCTACTAGTGGAATCATCGTCTCATTAATCAAACGACCAAACGCAGAGCCAAGATTTTGTGATAATTCTTTCATACGCTCTACTACCTCAGTAGCAGATCGTGCGCTCATATTGTCTGGCGGTAATGACTCATCAAGCAGTATGCGTTTGATGTTTTGTTGCAGATCATTGATGACCAACTGCGATACATTAAAGTCACCAGATCTTGGTAATGCTTTTAATGATTCGCCCTGTGGGCCACCGTTACGAGCTACTGGAATAATCGCCCCAGCAACAATACGAATAGTCGCAGGATTAATAACACCATCATCAGCCGCAGTATAAACACCAGAGATTGCGAGAGCAGCATTTTTTAAAAGTAACTCTTTAGTTTTGTTTAAAGTTTTAATATCAGGTAGTGCTGTGATTACCGGCCCCCGACCATAGATCTCACCAGCTACTTTCATGTAACGTGATACTACCCAAGGTGAAACTTTGATTGTGCGATTTACAATTTTAGTTTTAGATTCTTTATGAATGACACAGTAAGAATAGTCACCACGCTTTTGATCAAATATAGTTGCCTCAACTAGCTCTACTTCTTCTGTAGGTTTTTCTTCTACTAGTCTAGCTAATTGACCAGTAATCTCTGCGTCAGACCATTGGCGCTGGATTGCTTCAGCTTTAATACGCATACGTCTGTACACGTTATCGACTGCACCGTTTGCGCCTTCTTCAATTGCTACTAGATACTGTGGCACTGGTACAAAGTTAATAGGATTAACATCATCACCTGATTGCACCATCATTACAGCTGTACCAACTGACAGATCCAGCAAGAACTCGCCAATAGCTATATCAAAGTTTGATTGCTTGATTACAGAAAACATCTTGTCTAGGTAAACGTCTAGAGCAAGTTGCGCTTCCATCTTGCGATCTGGTGGTATATCTGTACCAGCTTCAAGCTTGCACCACTTACGCTGTGGCGGGAATATGCCAGACTGCATACGGTTAGCAAAGCGCTGCACAGAGTTGATAGCGGTAGAGTCAAACACTCGCACCATCTTTTTCTGTCCACCTACTTTACCTTCCCAATATCCGTCATATAAATTTCTTTGTGGAAGAGCAAACTCGTATGCGTCTTCATACAATGCACGAAAGTCATCTTTGCGTCTTAGTGCTATTTCGTGTCGTTTAAGAATATCTTCCGCAGATAATTTTGATGTGTATTTAGTAGCCATGATTTACCTTTATTCGTACCAATCTATCCGCATCTCAGCCATTTGAGAGCTACCGTTTACGTTTGTCAATCTAAATAGATAAGTTGTCAGTGGTTTTAAAATAAATTCAAAACTTGTACCACGACCACCAGCGCCACTTCTATTTCCCTGTCCTTCTGCGCTTGTAATCAGTTCAGAATAAAACTCAGTGCCTACTGCGGTTACCGTAGGATTTAATACTGCAACACCTTGACTAGCTGTGTTAATTACCCTATTGCGTCTATGTAAAGACATTGATGTACCACCACTTGTAGTGGGAGATTCATATACATAAACCTCAGTCTCTCCACCACATTGGTAATCAACAAATGCATGAGCCTCAACACCAGCCGGAAAAGCTATTGCAATATCAATACTTGCTCCTACTGCTAATCTAGCTGTGTCTTTATGAGTTTTATAAACGTAATAAGCTCTACCTTCATGCAGCCTTACATGATTAACGTCAGCAGTAATTAATGGATAATCAGATCCAGCAATAGCATAAGTGCCAGCATTGTTTTTTTGAACAAGCGTAACAAACCTAGACTTGGTAGTTAGCGACTCAAGTTCTACTGGAGTGATAGCCATTATTTCTTCTTAGGCTTCATTGCGGTTTTAGCTGCTTTCTTAAATGCAGCATCAGTAGGAGCGCCTTCGGATCCAGCTTTACGCATCTTTTCGCCAGATCCCTTTTCTATCCGCTCTCTCTTTTTATGAATGTTGGCATAAAGTCCAGCTTTCATTTGCTACCTTTCTGCTTAATACCAGCCTCTGACATAGCAATAGCAATAGCTTGATCCTTGGATGTGACCTTATCGCCACTCGATGATTTCAGTTTGCCGGATTTATACTCACGCATAACCTTGGCAACTTTCTTTTTCATCTTATCCATATCAGCCGCCTAGCGTATCTTTCAAACCTTCTTCGCCATCAATGCGCTCAGTAGACAATAACGCACGAGCGCCACCACGCTGACGAGCTTTCATACCAGATTGCTGTTTCTCTAACATATCTCGCTTATCTGCTTCAGTCTGCGCTCTCATTCGTGCTGTTTCTTTTTGTTGCTCTGCCATTGCCGCACCAGCGCCACCGTCACCACCACCGCCAAATAATGAACCCATGATTAAACCCTCGCTAAAATGTAAGTGTCTGCACCGTCAGGACTATATTTTTTCATTAGTCCTTCGATCTCAAAACCAAGGTACTCTGCCCAGCGTAATGCCCTCGGCTCATCGGATCTTACCGTAAGTTGTAGCCTATGCAATGAAAGTGATTGCGCTACGATATCGCTAAATGACTTAGCTACTATGGTTAGCTGCTTTGGATAGCGTCTAGCATCATCAGATATGATTGACCACATCTCACCGACACCAGTCCATAGTGTGATGCAGCCAAATATTGCTACAGGTTTGCCGTGTACTAGCGCAGTGACTGCGAGTCCGAGCCTAGCTTGCATCTCAAGCATATGATCCATCGACACTGCCCTAGCTGATGGCAGCTGTTCTGGTTTCATATTCATGTAGTGTAGGTGGCTGGGAACCATTGGTATGTAACACACACCAGCCTTATGAGGTAATCGCTCGTTTAGCTCGATTATGTTGATCATTCAAACGGATCAAAATCAGAATTAGCAATAGTCTGCACGACTATCGTATTTTGTAGGTGTTGAGGCTTGGTTAATCGCTTATGTTCACCACCACCTAGTAGCAAATAGCCGAATGCATCACCAACGTGGGAATGCTCATTTTTATTTGGCGCATCTCGGAACCGTTCATGCCCTGCACCCACAGCAATACGCTTGAAGTGGTAGCCACCAGCCAGCGCTTTACGCAATAACTTGCACCGAGTGTTGACCATCAGCCCAGCTTTACCCTGTATTAGCCGCTGCATCGGCATAGCAGCTGCTTCTCTACGTACTTTAAAGTCATTCGATGGCGCTGGTTGTGCGCGCAAACCCAAGGTACGCAGGTAATCAAAGCTTGTTACCTCATAAATCGCATCTCGTGCCATACCAGCTGGGTCACCCCACAGCAATACCTGATAGTTCGGGTACTTTGCGTTTAATTCTGCCAGCAGTTGCTGACCAAAACGCTCCAAACCCATGTCTTCAGTAACGATCTCGTCCAGAATGTTCCATCTACCATTGGCTAAACGCTGACCAATCACTGCGGCTGGAGTCAAACCAAAGTCCAAACCTACTTGTATGGCCTGTGTAGGATCCACATCCACATCACCAGACATCATAGAGTCATCATATTCCTGCCAGACTGGCTTACCTTCCTGCACATAGACATATTGCCCACCAGCGTAGCAGCGGATCCAGTCTATATTCTTACCCATAAGCATTTGCTGGTAGTAGCCAGCAGGTAAGTTCTTAATATTTTCTGCTTTAGGGTTTAACTTCCACCACTTTCCGGCTGCAAATATATGATCATTCGCTTCTGGATTGTCTGGCAACTCAGCTGGATTAACTTCAACTACACCACCTTCCTGCTTGAAAAACTTCCAAGCATACTTGCCAGTCATCTTTTCTTTTTCTGCTAACCGATACCAGTAGTGATCATCATCCATCGGATTTGTGTCCATCCATATACCGTGCCAAGTAGCGCCACCGTCACGCTTAGTAGGATACCTGCCAACCCTGTGAGTAAGACCATCAATAACGGCTTTAGGTAGCTCTCTTGCTTCATTGACCCACGCTCCTGTAAGTTCTAAGGACAATAGTTTTCTTACGTCCTTTGGTTGATCAAGTGCCAAAAATATGACTTCGCAATCCACCCCAGCTGCGCCATCTCTAGCTGGCAGTCTGATGTGATGGGTAATCGGTGGAGTCCACAGCAGTGATCCAAATGTATTCTCTGGAAATAGATCTATCCACGTTTTAATCGTAGTAGTCTTTAGCATTGGGTACGAGTTACGGACAATCGCCCACCGAGAGTAGCGAATATTGTCTATAGGGCTGGGCTTTTGCTCGATAGCCTTGATAAAGATCTTAGCTGCACAAGCATAAGACTTACCGCTACCGACTGGCCCCATCAGCCCCTGCACAAAGTTATTAGACTGCATGAACTCCCACACCTTGGGAGACTCAGAGAAGTCTAGATTAATGCCAATGTCAGGTACTACCTTGTTACCAGTTTCTTTAGTCTTCATCGTTTACATCAATCACTGTTGGAGCCTTAATATTAATGCCAATCACGCTTGGTTTATCGCCATTGTCACCACCATCTAGCAGACCAGAGGCTTTAGCTAACAACCTAAGTACCTGTACTTTATCGTGCAGCTCAATCTCGATGTATGAGTTACCGTCACGGTCTGTTCTTGAGGTAAGCTTTTTGATCGCATGGAG